GCAGTCCAATCAATCCAAAACGCAATTAATGGCATAGGCGAACTTGGAAAGGCCATGAACCGCCTAAATCCAAACATCTCCGCTATGTCACAGGCAATGGGCATAGCAGGAACAGTAGAAGAAAAACGACTTCAGCTAATCGAGAAAAACTTAGGTAAACAAGCTGCCTTTAACGCAGCCCTAGAAATGTTAGGCGAAAAAATAGGTGCAGATAAGGCAGAAGAATTAAGAAAATTTGGTGCAACTTTCCAAAGATTGGGTAACGAAGTCACACTATTTTTCACAAAAGTACAGGCAGCAATAGCTAAACTACTAAATCAAGTACTAGATGCAGGAGCAGATGCTAACTTACGAGGCAGAGCAAGAACCCTTGTATCTCAAAACCCAAATAACGCAGCATTTAGAGATATAAACAAAGAAATAGCTGATCTAGAATCACAAAGAAGTGGTGCAGGAAGAAAAGGTGCAAAAGATATCACTGATCGAATAAATAAATTAAAACAAGAAAGATTACAAATAGCAGAAACTATTATTTTAGAAAAAGATAAAGATAAATTACGAGTTAAAACTAATAAGTTAATTACGGCTGGATTAGCAGATTTAAAACAGGAAAATGAATTAAATAGAGCTATTCTTGCTGGAAATGAAGAAGAATTTAGAATCAAACAGGCTGTTAAGGACAAAGTAGATGAGATGGGTCTGTCCATGAAAGACTTAAATGATGCACAAAAGCAGCGTATTAGAGATGACGTAGTAACTAACAAAAACTTAAAAGAACAAGCTCGTATTCAAAAAGAAATAGCTAATTCATTTAAAAATATGGCAAGCACTATTCAAAATGATATTAAAGATGGCATAAAAGGACTTATAAAAGGAACATCTACGCTAGGCGATCTTGTAAATAATGTAGCTGACAGATTCTTAGACATGGCACTTAACCAAGCACTATTTGGTAATGTTGGAGGAGATAGTGTAACTGGAGGTTTATTTAAATTTTTAGGATTTGCAAACGGAGGTAGACCGCCAGTAGGTAGACCTTCAATAGTAGGAGAGAAAGGACCAGAATTATTCGTACCAAGATCCTCTGGAACGATTGTGCCAAATAATAAACTTGGGGGTGGTAGTAATACAAGTGTTGTTGTTAATGTAGACGCATCAGGTTCAGAAGTTCAAGGTAATGAATCTCAAGCAAAAGAACTTGGCACAGCCTTATCTGTTGCAGTGAGACAAGAACTTTTGAAGCAACAAAGACCTGGAGGATTACTCTCTAGTATTCGCTAATGGCTACTTTTCCTAATTACAACCCATCATATTCTGCTACAAAACGTAGTCAGCCGAGGTTAAGAATTACTCAGTTTGGTGACGGTTATCAGCAACGTACAACCTTTGGATTAAATCAAGATCCAAAAGTTTGGAGTCTTACGTTTAATGTAGATGATGAAGATGCAGATGAAATTGAAACATTTTTAGAAGCAAGAGGAAAAGATGGAGCATCTTTTGATTGGTCGCCTCCTGATACAACCACAACATTTAAATGGATATGTAGAAGTTTTAACAGAGAAATGTTTGATTTTCAAAGAAATAGAATCACAGCAAATTTTGAACAAGTATTTGAACCCTAATGGCAGTACCAGTTTCTCAACTTCAAGCAATAAATCCTACTGCAATTATTGAATTGTTTACCTTGACACTCGATTCAACACTACACGGTTCTAGCACTGTCTATAGATTTCATAATGGTGCAAACTTAAATTCAAATGGAGAAATTGTATGGGCTGGAAATGCTTACCAAAGGTTTCCTATTCAATGTGAAGGATTTGAATTTACAGGAACAGGAACTTTACCAAGACCAACTATATCCGTCAGTAATATTTTTGGAACGCTTACTGCAATTATGCAAAATGTAAACCAAACAACAGCTGGTAATGATTTAAACGGTGCAAAACTAATAAGGATTAGAACATTAGCTAGATTTTTAGATGCTGTTAATTTTCAAGGAAATACAAATCCTCACGGTACTCCTGATCCAACGGCAGAATTTCCCCAAGAAATTTACTTTTTAGATAGAAAAGTTAGTGAAAATAGAGATGTAGTTCAATGGGAAGCACAATCAGCCTTAGATTTAGTTAATGTGAAACTACCTAAAAGGATCGCAACCAGAGAAATTTTTCCTGGTATTGGTACATTTGTAGGATGACTTGGAAAGATATTGCACTTAAACACGCAAAAGATGATATACCTTACGAAGCGTGTGGTCTTGTCATAATCTATAAAGGAAAAAAGAAGTATTTTCCCTGTAAAAATTTAGCAAGCGATATGAACCATCAATTTATTATTGACCCTGACGATTGGGTGAGAGCAGAAGATAAAGGAGAAATTGTAGCCGTATTTCACAGTCATCCTAAAACGCCTCCAACTCCTAGTCAGGCTGACCTTGCAAGTTGTGAATATTTAAACTTACCTTTTTATATTGTGAATCCAAGGGCAGAACAATGGTATTCGTTCCAACCTTCTGGATACAAGAATGGGCTTATAGGAAGAGAATGGGTGTGGGGTATTCAAGATTGTTGCACCTTAATTTACGATTGGTTTGATCAGACAAAAGGTATAAAACTTAAAAAATGGCAGACACCAAAAACTCCCGAAGATTTTAGAGACAATCCCTTATTTGAGGATAAAATACCATTAACAGGTTTTAGAGAATTAAAAGAAGATGAAGATTTACAAGTGGGGGATGTATTATTGATGGAAGGATCAACAGGAAAACTAAATCATGTAGCTTTGTATATAGGAGACCAAACAGTTTTTCAGCATTGTAGAAAAAGATTGAGTAGTCGGGAAATTTATGATAGCCATTTAATAAAATGTACTAAGAAGAGGTATCGCTATGCTCAGTAAGATAAAAGTATATGGAAGATTAGCTCGTTTTTTAGGACAACGTACTTTTGAAGCGGAATTAAAGACTCCAGTAGATTCAATAAAATTCCTACTAGCTAATTTTCCTGGGTTAGAAAAGCATATGGTAGAGCAAAATTACAAAATAAAAGTAGGTAAATATGAGATTGATGAGACAGAACTTGACTACCCAGTAGGACAACAAGAAATAAAAATTGTACCGATAGTAACGGGTTCAGACGATGTAGTTAAAATAGTAACTGGGGTCGCATTGATTGGAGTTGCTATAGCTTCTGGTGGTGCTGGTTTCGCTTTTGGAAGTAGCGGTATAGGATTTGTTGGTGCAGGAGCAGCCCCTAGTGTTTTGGCAGCAGCAGCAGGAAACTTTGGTATCTATTTAGCATTATCTGGAACGGCTGGTATGCTTACTCCTGTTCCAACACCTCCAGGAGTTTCAAACGATCCACAGGTTCAAAACTTTTCATTTAGTGGTGTGCAAAATACATCAAGAGCAGGAACAGCATTGCCTATAATTTACGGAGAAATATTCGCTGGATCGCTGGTGGTATCAGCAGGAATTGATACAGTACAGGTAGAAGGTACAGTATAATGGTTTTTCCGTTTGTAAATATTGGAGACATTGCACAGACTCTAGTAGATTCTACGCTACCTAAAGATGCTTTAAGTAGTAAACAATTTGCTACTATTGTCGATGTCATTAGTGAAGGTGAGATTGAAGGCTTTCCATCAGCAGCAGGATTTACTAAAGGTACAGATAATTACAATATTGCAGCATTAAAAGATGTATTTTTAGGAAAAACTCCAATATTAAGAGCTAATGCTGATGTAACTAATCTTCAAGATACAGATTTTAACTTTCAAAATGTAGGATTTGAGCCTCGATTTGGAACTAGCAATCAAACTTTTATTTCTGGAATTTCAGATATTGAAACAGAAACGAACGTAAATGTAAAAGTACCAAAAGCGACACCTGTATCAAGACAAATAACAAACTCAAATGTAACTGCTGTAAGAGTTACTATTAAATTTAATTCTTTACAGAAGTTTGAAAACAATGGAGATATAAAAGGTGCAGAAGTAAATCTAAAGATAAAAATTCTTCAAGGTGATGGAACGACAAGCACTCCGATAGATGACACTATAAAAGGAAGAAGTTCATCTGCATATGCCAGAGATTATAGAATTAATTTACTTGATGCCAATACTGGAACTCCTAGTGTTTTTCCTGTAACAATAACTGTCGAAAGAGTAACGGATGATGCTGAAGATCCTACTAAGTTAAGAGATGAATTTGTCTTTTCATCTTTTACCCAAATCATTGATGAGCAAAGACCCTATCCTGATATAGCTCATGCTGCTTTAAGGTTTGATTCTGAACAATTCTCTTCAGTTCCAGGGCGAATGTATAGAGTCCGTGGGGTAAAAATAAAAATACCTCACAATGGAACTGTAGATTCAACAACAGGAAGAATAACCTACTCAGGTACTTTTAATGGAACGCTTACTACTGCAAAACATTGGACAAGTGATCCAGCTTGGATTTTATTTGATCTCTTAACAAATACCCGATATGGGCTAGGGGATCATATAACAGAAGCTCAATTAGATAAGTTTGCTTTCTATAGTGCTTCTGTTTATTGTTCTGAGTTAGTAGACGATGGATTGGGAGGACAAGAACCTAGATTTAGCTGCAATACTATTCTGCAAACAAGACAAGATGCTTATGAAGTTGTAAATGCACTGACTTCGGTAATGAGGTCAATAAGTTTTTGGTCTGCTGGTTCCCTTACAATTTCACAGGATAGGCCTACAGATTCAAGTTATTTATTTAATTTGGCGAATATAACATCACAGGGATTCGGATATTCTGGTACAAGTCTTAAGACAAGATCAACTGTAGTTTCTGTGTCATATTTTAATATGGAAAATCAAGAGTTAGATTTTGAAACTGTAGAAGATACAACAGCAAAAACTAAATACGGAGCTTTACATAAGAAAATAACTGGTTTTGCCTGTAGTTCCAGAAATCAAGCTGCGAGATTAGGTAGATTTTTGTTGTTTGAAGAACAAAATTCTACTGAAACGATTAATTTTACCACTGGGTTAGCTGAAGGAGTCGTTGTAAGACCTGGGCAAGTTATTGAAGTAAGCGATCCAGTAAGAGCAGGAGTAAGACGAGGAGGAAGGATTAAATCAGCAACAACTACAACAATAACTGTAGATGATACAGCAAATACAGATTTTGCTAAAGATGCTGATGGTAATTTAGTAGGAAACCCAATACTCAGCGTTATCCTACCTGACGGTTCAGTAGAAAGCAGAAACGTAAGCTTTCCTAATGGAATTGTTGGTGCAGCTATAACTGTTTCAGTTGCCTTTTCATCTGCCCCAAACGCAAATAGTATTTGGATCTTGAGTAATGACAGTCTACAAACTACAACATGGAGAGTTGTCAGTGTAACTGAGTCTGAAGACAACTATGCAGTTGTTGGAACGGCTTATAACCCAGGAAAGTTTGCATTTATTGAAGATGGTTCACCTTTACCTGTAAGAAACGTATCTATTCTTAACGAGTTAAAAGATGCTCCTGCCAACTTAAGTGCCGTACAACAATTTTATGTAGAAGATGAAAAAGCAAAAGTAAAAATTATTTTAGATTTTGAAGCAGTTAGTGGTGTTAATCAATATAACATTCAATATCGCAAAGATAACGGAAATTTTACAACAGCAACTATTAGTCGAACTGACTTTGAAATATTTGATGCAAGTCAAGGTTTATATGAGTTTAGGGTATTTAGTTTAAATGCAGCAGGAGAAGCATCCGCAGAACCAACTACATTATCTTTTAATGCTGTTGGAAAAACTGCAAAACCAGAAGATCCATCGGGTTTAACATCTGAGCCAATATCTGATAGGTTTATTAAGTTACGTTTTAACCCATCTACTTCAGTGGACGTAACTCACGGAGGAAACGTAGTAGTAAGACATACTGCTGATACTTCAACGAGTGCTACTTTTCAAGATTCTGTTGAAATAATTCCACGATTACCAGGTAACGTCAGTGAAACGCTTGTTCCAGCACTTTCGGGAACTTACAGTATTAAATTCCTTGATGATACTGGCAATCTTTCCGTTAATGCAGCAAAAATTATTGTAACTAAACCTGATCCACAACCTAATCAGATAGTTACAACTAAAAGAGAAGATCAGACAACTCCAAAATTTAATGGGACAAGAGTAAGAACTGTATTTAGTGATGAATTTAATGGTTTAGTTTTAGATGGAGTAGAGTTTTTTGATAATGTTACGAATGTTGGTGCAAGTGCTACAGATGGTATCTCTAACTTCGATTTTTTATCAGGAGGTATTGCCTCCCAAGGATTTTATACATTTGTTGATGATTTAGATTTAGAAGCAGTTTTCAATTTATCTCTTGAAAGACATTTTAAAACGGCATCTATTTTAGTCTCAGGTTTGTGGGATTCAAGGGTAACACTTGTAAATGATATGCTTGATTGGGATGGTACTTTAGCAGAAAAGGTTGGAGCTAAGTTGCAAGTGGCTACTTGTCAGGGTGTGCCTACTTCATCGTTAGTATCATCTTATAGCCAAGTCCAAGATTTAATTACAATAACTAAAACGTCACATGGAGCGTCTGTAAACGATCAAGTTTTGGTTGACTTTACAGGTGGAAATGCAACGGACGGTTTTTTAAAAATTGCGTCTGTTACAAATGAAAATGTTTTTGTAGCAGAAGCGGTTCGTGTACTAGCAGAGTATGAAGTTGTAAGTGCTACCACAGGAGAAATACGATTCTTCACACAAGGAAATCATGGTGGCTTAGTTGTAGGTGATACTGTAAATTTAAGAGTTTTGACAGGTGAATTAGTTTCTGGTGATTATGTTGTAGGTGCTCTTTTATCATTAAATACTGTAAAAATAACAACCTCATCAAATAATTTATTAACATCTGGAACTCTTGAATTTATAAAAGTAAAAGATAATTCTGGTAATAATATTACAACTAGCGGAAGTTGTAATATATCGAGTGCTTTTAGTCCTTTTAACACATTTGCTAACGGAGAATATACTGCTAGAGGATTTAGATTTAGAGCCGACATATTTTCGGATGATCCTGATGAGAATATAGAAATTGATGAATTAGGTTATACAGCAAGTATGAAGAGAAGAACTGAAACTGTTAATACTGCGATAGCAAGTCAATGTTTAACAAATAATTCCGCAAAAACAGTAAGTTTTATAAATTCTTTCTATACAGGAACTTCTGAATTAAATTCATCAAATTCTGCATTTTTACCAACAGTAGGAATAACTCTCGAAGGTGCTGTTTCTGGAGACTATTTTAAAATAACATCAGTCACAGGAACACAATTCATAATAGAAACAAGAGATGTAAATAATAATTTTAAAAATTTAAATTTTAAATATACTGCTGTAGGATTTGGTAAAGGTGTTTAAATTATGTTAGTAAGCTATCCTATAATTATATAAAAAGCTGATGCAATGACTAACCAAAATGATTTTATAATAGATAATGGAACGGGATTTGCAGTAAGGCAAGATATACAGGATGCTTTGCAAGCTTTAGCTGGAAATAGTAGCGGTAACTCAGAACCTTCAGTTAAATATGCTTATCAGTGGTGGGCTGACACTAACGCAAACGTGATGAAGCTCAGAAACTCTGGTAATACCGCATGGATAACGCTATTTCAATTAGATGGTACGTTAACTCTTGAAGATGGATCTGCGAGTGCACCAGCATTATCTTTTAGAGATGATCCCAACACAGGAATTTATTCTGCTGCAAATGATCGTTTTAATATTGCAGTTGGTGGTACTGATTATCTAGAAATAAAAACAGATGTAATTGTTTTTAATGATACTGGGGCAGATACAGATTTTAAAGTTGAAGGAGATACTAACCCAGAATTATTTTATGTAGATGCTGGCGAAGATCGTATTGGAATAAATACATCGACTCCAAATACAAAATTACACATTGTTGCCCCTAACTTAAATACTGGTACTATTAATGCCACAAACTGTAAGCAGTTAGGACTTTGGGTGGCTGCTGATGCTGGAAACAGTAACACAACAAATGATATTTATACTGGTATTGCTTTGGGTGAAGGTCATGCAGGGATGTATGGATTTGATGGAGGTGGTAGTGCTGCAACAGGTTTAGGATTTTTTACTGGTAATGCTTCTGCAACTACTGAAAGAATGAGAATTGACGGAGCAGGGGATATAAAAATTGGAGAAAGCAATAGTGGGGCTGTTGCATTAAGTTTAATAGGTGATGGAGGTGGAATATTAATTAGTAGAGCACCTAGTGGTACTCCTACTAGCGGACAATATTTAGGTCAAGTTGGATTTAATGCTTATTCATCAAGTCAAACTTTAGCAAGTGCTGATGCGTTGATTAGAGCAGTAGCTGACGATAATCACTCAGGTACAAGTGCTTCAAGTAATTTATCATTCTTTACTAAACCAGCAACAACTGGTCCTGGTTCTGCCCCTACAGAACGCTTAAAAATTCACGCAGGTGGAAACGTATCAATTATTGATGGAAATTTAATAATTCCAAATGGTCACGGTATTGACTTTAGTGCTTCTGGTAATAATGTAAATATGACAAGTGAAGTTTTTGATGGTTATGAGGAAGGAACTTGGACACCTACTGTTGGTTATCAAAACTCTAGTGGACTTACAATAGCAACAAACTCTCATGCTGGAAAATATACAAAAATTGGCAGATTGGTCCATTGTATCGGTGCAATTAATTTTACTGTTTCTGGTTCTCCTGTTAATGACAATATTGCTATAAGTGGTTTACCGTTTAATACAGGTACAGGTGCAGTTGGTACAGGTGATACAAGATTTGCAGGTTGTAATATAAGAATACAAAATACTTCTGATGACACTTCAATATATATGGCGGGTGTTTATGGTAATTTTGCGGTTAACTTAGGGGTACAGCAAGATATGGGTAACAGGGCTAATGAAATCGGTGGAAATAGCGGAATGATTGTTAGGGTTCAAATTTGGTATCATACTGAATAAGAGACCGAGCTATGTCTATAAACTAAGCCTAAACCTGTTTTAATCGGAGATTAATCCTAATGGCACTAACTGAATCAGTCGAATACGACAAAATTGAAGTCGTTGGCGAATATGCCCTTGTTCAAGTAAGAAAAAAATTAGTAGTAAAAAGAGACTCCGAGATTATTGCTGAAAGCTTTAATAGATACGGCTTAGAGTGTGGTACTTTAGATGATTCTGATAATTTAGTAGACAATCCATTAGATAAAGAACCAGATGGAGTAACCGCAATACCTGATAAGGTAAAAAATATATGCAATTCAGTATGGACTACTGACATTAAAGCTGCTTATAAGGCATATTTAATAGCAAATAAATCTTCCTGAAACTATGTCAAATAACCAAAAACGAATTGATCAGCTTAATCTTGAAATGCAAGTGGCTGTTGATGAATTTAATAAAATTCAAGATAAAATAAAAGAACTTATTGTGGCTCGTGATGCCTTAAGAATGAAGGCTTTTTCTTGTAGTGAAAGATTAAAAGAAATACAGGGACAAGAAGAAATAACAACAGAAACAGAAATTGCTAATTAACTTTTTCGTTCATCTGTCTTGTCATTAACCCCATAGTGACGTAGAGAGGGGATAGGGCTACAATAAGCAGTAATACAAGCACACTTGTAAAAGATAGTGCTTTCAGTATCGCAAATTTAATCATGTTTCAAAAAATTGCTAATGTTCTTAGCATCGTTTCTTTTCTTATGGTAGCTTCCATGAGTGGTGGAACGTACTTTGCATACAAATATGTAACATCAGATCAATTCAAAACAAGAGTTATGAATGAGATTATGGGAAATGTGCAAACATTGATGCCTAAAGTGTTAGACAACGCAATGCCTGATATATCTGGTCCTTCTATTCCTATCCCTAAAAAATGAACTGTTGGCACTGTAAAACTGAACTAATCTGGGGTGCTGATGCTGATGTAGAAGAGGATTTTCAACCTGTTCTGTATCAAGAATATTCAATGGTTAGTAATTTTTCTTGCCCTAAATGTGATTCGTATGTAGAAGTTTATAAACGAAGAGATGCGTATGACTGAAATTCGTGAGATAGTAATACCGCAGATACCACAGATAAATGTAAATACTTATATTTCTACCCCTTTACCCGTTTTAAATATACCTTTACCAAACATAGATTTACCTGGATGCGTCAAAACTCATAGAGATGCGAGTATAAAGAATACGCAAATAATCGAAGATGATGTAAATGGAGCGTTTTATAGCTGTCCCGAAGGCAAGATACCTTCTTTCGTTCCAATAAATTATGACAGGAAAAAAATTGAAATCGTAGAACAAAAACAAGAAAAACCTATAAATAACGCTGATATCCCAGAACCTACAACACCTGATATTCCCGATATTCCGAAAGAAAAAGAGACTATAAAAATAGAACCCTGCCCAGGTAGTAAAGATCAAAGAGTAGGAGACTTTCGTAACGAAAAACGATTGGAGCG